GTTAAAGAACGCGACAGCGAAACTAAATTTATTGAAGTGATGAGTAAGATTCGTAATGAGCAGGTTGACAATGAGTTGAAAGCGGCGCGGGTTGATGCTGAGCAAAATCGAACAGCAGTTGACATGATGATTAATGTAAGTAAGCATATCAGTGAATCAGCCGGAATTAAGGAATAGCTTGTGAAGCAATGCTTGCTTGATGATTGTGCAGGTAAAATAAAAGGCCGGGGTTTTTGTGCTAAGCATTATGCTAGATTAATGCGGAATGGAAGCCCCCATATAGTTAGCTCCCACAAAAAGAAGACTAAATATTCTTCATTAAAGGAATATTTAGAGGTCTCATTTGAGGTTAATTTAGAATCTGGTTGCTGGGAGTGGACGAAATCAAAGGAATCTACTGGAGGGTATGGCAGTGCCTGGTGGCTGGGACGACACGCACCAGCCCATAGGTTAAGTTATATGCATTATTCTGGAGAAATTCCAGAGGGCATGTGCGTGCTGCACAAATGCGACAATAGGATATGCCTTAACCCCAAGCATTTATTTTTAGGAACTTATCTTGATAATAATCGTGACAGGGCAAAGAAAAATAGGTCGGCAGACACATCCGGGCAAAAAAATCCTTTTGCCAAACTAACTGATAAAAATGTAATAGATATCAAAAGAAGGCTAAAAAAAGGCGACGTAGGAAAGGAGATAGCACGCATGTATCATGTGAGCGTGTCGACAATTAGCAAGATAAATAGAAACATTAATTGGGCGCACCTCATCATCAACTAACACACAAGGAATAGAAATGGCCAAGTTAACCACCAAGGCAAGAAAAGCGCTACCTAAGTCAGATTTTGCACTACCTGCGCAAAGAAAATACCCAATTCAAGACAAAAGTCACGCAGCAAATGCAAAATCGCGAGCAGAGCAAATGGAAGACAAGGGAAAAATAAGCACGGCAACCAAAAATAAAATTGATAAAGCGGCTAATAAGGTGCTTGGTAAGTCAGCTGGTGATGATAAGAAGTCCGCGCCTAAATTGGTTCGAGGTCGAAAAGCGAACACGAAAGAAGGATTCAAAGAAAACATTAAGCGTGAAAAAGAATTGGGTAAGTCTAAAAAGCGTGCAGTTGGCACGGCTTACGGGGAGGCTTATTTAGATATTGATACGTTAGAAGAGAAATCGGCGAGAGAGCGTGCCGCGGCAAAGAGCAGAAAAAGATAGGTTATTAATAAAATACAATATATTGTCACTATCGTCATAATTCTGTACTATAGTGATTAGTAACGTTACGGAACGTAAATCTGGTATCTACGCACTCATGCGGAAAAATGGGCGAGACTCAACGAATTGAGGCATTTACCGTCACCCGGGTTATCAGTGAGGCTGTACAAATGGACGAGAATCAAGACGTAATTAAAGAAGAAGGGACAGAAGATCAACCAGCTGAGAAAATGTTAACTCAGACACAGGTAAATGCGATTGTTCAAAGAGAAAAGCAGCAAGCCGCTACGCGAGCTACGCAGCAAGCCGAGCAGCAATTTCAGCAGCAAATGGAGCAGATGAACAGGCAGCAGCACTCGCCTGAGCAGCAGCCCCAACAGGAAATGTCGCAAGGAATGTCGCAGTCGCGAGACGACAATGCAGATGCTATTTACCAACAAGTGCAAGAGCGCTTTAATCAAGAAATGCAGCAGAAGCAAATGGAGTCTGAGATAGCACAGGTTGCTCAAAGTTATCGGCAAAAAATGAATAGCGGTAAAGAAAGCTATGATGATTTTGAGCAGGTAACAGCGGACTTCGATCCGTCGGCGTTTCCGCGGCTGGTTTATTTGGTTGCTGGAATGGATAACGCGGCCGAGGTTGTTTATGACTTAGCAAAAAACCCTTCTAAATTGATTACACTTGATGCATTGGCATTGAAGTCACCCAAGCAAGCGACTGCTGAGTTGCATAAATTATCTCAAAGCATTAGGGATAATCGACAAGCACAAGCGGATGCTGGTGGACAACAAGTTAATGCCCCACTCGACCGAATGCAGCCTTCTAGAGTTAGTTCTGGCAGCGGCGCGATGAGTATTAATGATTTACGTTCTCAACCTTGGTTGCGTGGGTAAATTAATCGGTTTTTAGCCGCTGCTCGTGATCACTTCGAGGAGCGCATATTATGCCAAACAATATTTTACAGACCGTCACAACTTACAATGACTCAGGTCTTGCATTGCTATTAAATAGTTACGCTATTTTATCTAACGCAAACATGAAGTTTAAAGACTTCGATAAAATTGAAAAAAACTTAGGTGATAGTGTCGAATTTGACTTGCCACCACGATTTACAACCACAAACAGTTTGGTCGTTAGTTTTCAGTCCGCTGAACAGCGCGTACAAACATTAACTGTTGATCAACAAGTTTCAACTGCCTACGAATTTTCCGCCCAACAATTCATCTTTAACGTTGAAGATTACATGGAAAAATTCGGTAAATCAGCGATTGCTGAAATTGGCACAAAAATCGAAGCGAATACTTTTCAGCTGGCCGAAACCAACACATTCCGTTTCTACGGCGACGGCGTGACTGACATAAGTTCTTATTTGCAATTAGCAAATGCCTTAGCATTTTTCCGAAATTTTGGCTCTGCTAAAGATGCAACAAAAGGATTTCTGTCTGATTTAACTTTCCCACGCATCGTAAACTCTGGATTAAATCAATTTGTTCCTCAAAAAAATGAGCGCGAAATGATGAGTTGGGAATTAGGTAGATTTAGTAACGCAGATTGGTTTCAATCTAACTTATTAAAAACTCATACAGCAGGCACAGAAGGCGTTGAAGGTTCTGTGTTAACCGTTGTGAGTACGACTAAAAACGCGGCTGGTGGTGTAACGTCTATTGTATTTAGTGGAACAAACGCGGCAACTGATGCGGATTCCATTAAACAGTACGATAAATTCCAATTTAGCGACGGCGTTGCAAGTCAAACAAACTTGCGTTTTCGTACTTTTATTGGTCATGAAGTGTCACAATCCCCTGTTCAGTTCAAAGCAACAGCGGATGCGGCATCAACTGGCGCATCACAAGTAACGGTCACAATTAGTCCTGCATTGCAAGCAACAGCGGGTAAAAATCAAAATATTAATGTCGAAATCGTGGCAGGAATGCAGGTTACTGTATTGCCATCGCATCGATGTGGTTTGATTATGGCTGGAAACCCTTTATATTTGGCCATGCCAAGATTGCCTGAGGAAGTTCCATTCCCAACAAGCAACAGTCAAGACCCATCAACAGGTTGTTCAATTCGCCAATACTATGGTTCTTTATTTGGTCAAAACCAACGAGGTATGGTGCACGATGCGATATGGGGTAATACCTTAGTCGACGAGTACGCGATGATGGTTGCATTACCTATATAATTGATAAGGCGCTTTAATTAGCGCCTCGACCTTATTTAAGAGGATAAAAAAATGACAGCTCAAACGCCTATTGTTAATGCAGGATTGAAATATATTAACGGTTTAAACTTGTCTAGAACCGATGACGAAATTGTAGCTATTGCCGCTGGTGCGTGCCGTGATTCTTTAAATGTAAATGACATTGTTGTCGATGCCGCTCTTGCTGTCAGCAACATCATTGCAGGGGCTGGCGGACTGGATACGGGTGCGGTGGCCAACAGTACGTTTTATGCTGTGCACGTTATCGCTGATTCAACTAAATATAATAACCCTGTGGGTTTGTTGTCTTTGAGTGGAACCGCGCCAACATTGCCCGCAGGTTATGATATGTTTCGACGTATTGGTTGGGCATTAACAGACGGTACTGCTGATTTCTTGGCCTTCCGCCAAGACGGTGCTAGTAATGATCGCTGGATGTGGTATGACGCTCCAATTGCCACTGATATTACTTCTGGCTCATCTGCTACTTATGCGGCAGTTGATGCAAGCGGTGGCCTTCCTGATTCAACTGCTAGAATAGTTAATTGGTATTGCAAATTCACACCTACTGCTGGTGATGATACGTTAATTCTTGTGCCTGGCACATCAACCGCAACCCTTGGCTATGCAACCTTGTCAGGTTCGGTAGCGGCTGTTGTTAAAACGGGTAACTTGATTTGCCCAACTGATTCACCTAATACTGATGCTATTGATTACAAGGTTATCGGTTCAGCTGTTGCTATATCTGTAGCGGCGTATTTGGACGAATTAGTATAAGGGGTAAGTCATGGCCTATACCGTCAATGAATTAATATCAGGCGCGTACTACTCTGCTGGAGTGGTTTCTCGTGAATTCGAGACGGTATCAGGCGGCCAAATTTCCGATGGTTTGATTTGGTTAAATGATATTATTGGTGAAAAGGTGGTGGATGAGGGGATGATTCCTTATGAAACCACCTACACCTTGAATTCTGTGATAGGTCAGGAAGAATATTTAATTCCTGATTTAGTTCAGGTTGACACGCTTGTTTTTTTCAAAGACAACGTGCGTTATTCCATGCAATACACTAAAAGAAATCAGTATTTCGGTAGTCCTCGGATTGAAGGTATCACAAGTTTGCCTTTTCAGTGGTACGTTGAAAAAGAATTTAGCGGGGCTAGACTTTATGTTTATTTTGACCCAGACCAAGCTTATCCGATGGAAATCCATGGGATGTTTAGATTGTCTGAGGTGGCGTTAGGTCAAGACCTTGAATTAACGTTAGATAGATTTTATCGGACTTATTTGCGTTTCGCTTTGGCTGATAGGATTTGTGCTGAGTTTCAATATACAACCCCTGAAAATGTCAGGCGTCAATTATCTAAATACGAATCATTTATTAATAAGAAATCTCGCGTCCTTGATTTGCGTATAACCAAACAGTCTACGTTACAAAAACATAGAGCGGGTGTTAACTGGGCTTATGTTAATTTATCGAACGGATGGGGTACGCCATAAGGGGTGAATGTGGGAATCAATAAATCGCAGTCAGTTCCTGTGGTCGTCGTGGGTTCGAGTAAATTCGGGTTATATCCCAAAATCAATGATGAACGTACTTATAATATGTTTATAAGTGATGAGTGGCTTGTAAATTACGCAGGGTTTCAAAAAACATCTGTGGTTAGTGCGGCAAATCAAGGTCGTGGATTATTTCATTCTATCCGAGGGAATTTTGCATTAGGGGTTGTGGGTAGTGGGGTGTATAAATTTAACGCCAACATGACGCCACAATTTATCAGTAACATTGAAACCTCTAAAGGCGAAGTATCTATCGATGAAAACCTCAGTCGACAAATATGTATTGTAGATGGTCAAGACGCTTATATTTTTAATTATGATGACGGCTCATTTACCAAACAAACCTTGTCTTTCACTCCGGGTTATGTCGCCTATCATAATAACTTTTTTTTATTAGCGTCCTCTTTTTCTGATGCAAATCCTCAACAATGGTATGCGGCGCGTTATGCCACTGACAGCACAATTACCGTTGTTCCTGCGGACACGTTTGAGTTGCAAACAAAGCCTGATAGTGCGTTAGCGATTAAGCGGTTGCCGGGTCGCGGAAATCACGTCATTGTATTTGGCACATCGGTAGCAGAGGTATGGACGAATGTTGGTGGCGTGGAAAATTATAGGCGAAATTCATCGTTTAATATTGATAGTGGTGCGGTGTCTATAAATACGATTGCTGCTAGCGAAAACGTGGTGTGTTGGTTGGGTCGAAATGAAAACAACGCGCCAGCTATCATGGTAACGGATGGCAGTCAAACCAAGCGCATTTCTACAGATGGTATTGATGGATTAATGCAAAGAATAAATAGGCCTGATCGCTCAACTGCCTTTTTTTATCGACAAGATGGGCATTTGTTTTATCAGCTGACGTTTTTCGATCAGTCCGATAATATTTCTTTAATTTACGATTTTAACACCGAGCAATTTTTTCATGTTACAGATGAGGATTTGGATTTTCACCCAGCGCGCCAAGTTATTTATTTCAATGAGAAAACGTTTTTTGTATCGTTAAATGATGGTTCTATTTATCAAATGGGTACAGAGTTTATTACTTACAATTACAATTTAAATCCAGATGCATTAGGCGATATTATTCCGCGCATTCGTATTTGTAATACCATCAGAATGGAAAGTTCTGATCGATTTCGAGCGGGAAAGTTTGTATTTTGGATTGAACAAGGTGTAAATGAATTTTACGTATTAAATGCAGATGTGGTGTCTTGTTTTGGGCGACTTGTTACAGAAGATACAGGCGATCAAATCGTAACAGAGAGCGGTATTCCTATATTGGCTGAAAATGGATATTGTATTAGCAATGCTAATCGCCCTCGCGTGGATATGAGTTTTTCTAAAAACGGGAATCAATCGTTTAGCAATATTGTTAGTCGTCATTTAAATCCACAGGGAAAATATCGCAATCAAATCACTTGGGATAGATTGGGTCAGGCCAATGAATTTACAGTTCAACTCAGGTTTTGGGGCATGCAACGCATGGTGTGTAAGAATGGTGAACTGGAGACTTATTAATGGCAATACCTAATTTACCCGTATTTTTTGACATGCAATACACCAACGAGCGCGGTACGTTAACACCTGATGCTTTTTTGTATAACGACAACATGTGGCAATCATTGAACGATGCTATGTTTATATTAAATAGTATCGTTGAAAGTACGATAGTAAGCGATGGCACAATTACAATTGATGGGTTAGTCGCCCCAAGTAAAACATCTGCACAAATTACAGCGTATGGTGCTGATACTGACATTCCGTTAGGTGCTATTTATTTTGATACTGATATTGCTAAATTGAAAGTCAAGGTGGCAGCGAGTACGATAGAAACTATAACTAGCACATGAGGGGCTAAAATGGGTTTTTTAAGTGATTTATTTGGTGGTGGTGCCGATCCGCAGGGGGAAGCCAACAAATATTTAAATCAAATACCTGGCGTTTCCCATACGGGTTACGATCCGTTTATTAATCGCGGCAACGATGCAGGCGGCATATTGAGCGATCAATTTGATAAAATGTCTCAAGATCCGACTGCGTTTATTAATGCGTTGATGGAAGGATACAAACCCTCCGAAGGCTACCAATTTCAGCAAGATGAAATGGGCAGAGCGGCGGCTAATTCGGCGGCAGCGGGCGGTATGCGTGGCTCACCACAAGATACGCAAAATCAACAAAAAATAACACAAGGTTTATTGAGTCAAGACATGCAGCAATATTTAAGTAATTTGCTTGGCGTGCAAAAAACTGGATTACTAGGGGAAGGCGGTCTTTACAATAAAGGATTCGATGCAACTCAAGGACTTACAGGTGATTTAAACAATGTTTTAGGTCAGCAAGGTGGTTTGGCTTTTCAAGATGCGCAAAACAAAAATAAAAGCTTGCAAGATTGGCTTAAAGGAATAATGAGCGGCATTGGAACGGTTGCTGGATTGGGTGTTGGCGGAGCGACTGGCGGCACGGTTGGCGGAAATTTTATCAATAAATTCATGTAATTCATAAGAGGTTACTATGGCGTATAACCCATCAAGTTTTACTGGCACAGCAAACCTTCCTGTTATGGGTTTGCCAGGCATAGCGTCCGCTCCTGAGCAGATAGCCAAAGGGTTTAATCTGTCTCAAATGCCAGAACAGGCGCGCACTACGATGCTAGCTAATGCTTTGGCGCAAATGAAAAACGAACAAGAGCCTGAACGGTTTAGGTCTGAGCAAGCGTTAAGGTCGGCTCAGATGCAAAAAGCGTTAAGACCCAATGAATACGCCCCATCTAATTTTGAAAAAGCCGTGTCTGGTGCTGCCCGTATTACTCAACAATACGGGGAAAATTCACCCGAGGCACAAATGGCTCAAGCGTATGTTAAACGTTTGGCGGAGGGAAATCCGGGGATGCAACTAAGCGTTGATCCACAAACTGGCATGGTGTCATTCTCTCAAGGGGGCGGCGGAAGAAACAGCCAATCTCAACAAATTGTGGACGGGAAGTTAATCAGTAAACCAACTATGGCTACAAGCACGGCAACACAAAAATCAGCTATAGCTAACAAGGCTTTTACAGATATTCAAGAGGATTTCAAGCAACCTTACACAGGAGCAGCTCCAACGGTATCAATAGGAAAAGACCTTGTTAATTATAAATTGCTTCCCGAAGGTGATGAAAAAGAAGCATTAGCAAAAAAATTAATTAATGCTAATGTTGCAAACAGGTTTTTGCCTGAAATGGCTAGTTTGCAATTGTTGTCTCAAGGAACACAAACAACGATACCAGCGCTTGAGCATCAAACAAACGTACTAAGTTCTGGATGGCCTAAAAAAATGCAAACTATAATGAATGCATACCCTACTGAGCTTCAAAGTAGAGCGGAAAAAGAACATAATAAATTAATGCAAAAGTCGGCTAAATTAAAGCAAGGATATGTTGGCGAGGGGATGCCGCTGGATTTGCGGCAAGAACAGTCTAAGCAATCCAATGATAAAAAAATGGATCTTCCATCATTTAAATCTAAAGAAGAATTCACAGCGTATTATAGTCGGCTTAGCCCTTCTGAAAAATTGGCCGTAACAAATCAATTAAAAGGACGCTAACATGAGTTACCAGCCAACAATTCAAGATATTGAGGAACTTAATTCATCTTCTCAAAGCGCTGGATATCAACCAACGGTTGAAGATATTGAAGGGATTGAAAGTCAAAACGAAAAACCAAACATGTTAAGCTCAGCCTTACAAACAGCGGGTCAAGCTGGTGTTGGTGCGCTTCAAGGGATGGCTAACGTTGGTCATGGGTTGGGCGACTTAGAAACTCGACTAATCAATAAGATGTTTGGAACACAATTAAATGCACCGACACCAGATTTATATTCTATTACTGGATCTAAGCCATCAACTGCAAGCAAAATTGGAGAGATTGGCGGAGAGATAACTGGAGGTGGGGCATTAGTGGCTGCCCTTGCGCCACTAATGGGTTTGCCGATGGCTATGGGTGTTATTGGGGGGGCTACCAAGGAGGGAGGGTTCAAGGAAAGAGGAATAGAGGGCATTAAAGATGCCGCAATAGGCACAGCCATTAAAGGAGCGCCTGAAGCATACAAATATTTTAAAAAACATACCTCCCCCAAGGAAATGGGTAAATTGTTAGGCAAATACTCAAGCGGTGTTGATGAAGCATCAAAAAAACTATATGACACTGCTTACAAAGGCACAGGAAAAGCAAAGCCTGTTTTATCAAAAAATTCGATTGATGGATTTAAGGATTTATTAGGAAGGACTGGTACATCTAAAATAAAGGGCGGCTTAAAAGTATTTAAAAAAGATCCGACGTTAAGCAACTATCATGGGGTTAGGAAAGACATACAAGCGGCTATTCGCGGTCTAGAATCAAAGTCAACCAAATCAGGGTTAGGTGGCGGAGATAGCGATTTACTTCACAGCCTTCACCAAGCAGTAAAAAATATAGATAAGGATTTAGAGAGAGGATTCTCTAAGCTTTCTCCAGAAAAATACGGTCAATTTCAGAAAGCGCAAGCCTATCATGCGAAACATAAAATCCCCCTCAAGAAATATAAAAGTGTTCGTGATTATCTTAGCGATGAACAAACAATATCAAAATCGTTGAGGCGCGATTTGTCTAAAGATGAAGCATCCGCTCAGTTTTTGAGGAAGCAGCTAGGACTTAATGAAAAAGTCATGGATAAATTAAACAAAGTAAACAAATTAACAGATATAGATTCATTTAGTAAATTTGCGCTTTTTAGTAAATTGCTTGGCGGCTAGTCTTCGTACTTTTGCGGAAACCATATCCGAAGTAATAAACAGATAAAGAAAAAGGTTGATAACGCCATTTTATTTCCTAGTTGGTTACTGATTACTCATTATATACATACGCGTGACAATTTACAAGAGGTATTAGTCGCCAAAGAATCAAAGAATTATTAAGTGTTATGAAATCAACGGGATATGTTAAAATATAAATGTAAAAAAAAAGAAAAAGCCCACGTAATGAGAGGTAAACTCGGTGGGCTTAGAATATAACAATCAAAAGGATTAACTAAATAATCAAAACCACATAACTAAATAATCAAAACCACATAACTAAATAATTAACCCTACATAACTAAATAATTAACTCCACATAACTAAATAATTAACCCTACATAACTAAATAA